CGGTTCCAATTTGTTGAAAATGTTGGCGGAGCTTTATCTCAGCTAGTGTGTGGGCAGTGGTGCCCTCCTGGCTAAAATCAAACGCATCTGAATTTTTCTTTGGTTCGGGGAGTGTTGCCTCTAGTCTTGCGCTTGGCGTACATGTTAGCCATCGCTTAGATCCCGAGGCGCTTAAAAGAGCGTGTGCGGTCATCTTATTCTTTCAATTCTGTTTTGGGTATATATACTAATGCAAAAATAAAGGCCCCGTAGGGCCTTTTTTGGTCAAAACTGGAACTTTATTTTTCTTAGGACTTTAGGGCGGAAATCAAATCTGCTATCTCTTTATTAAAGTCTACCACAACCTCTTGTTTGATGTTTGCCTTGATCTCGCGATTGTCTTTATAATCATCAGGATACTGGCCGCGTAGTGCAATCTCGGCTACTCTGGAGTTAAAATTTTTGTTATCAATATTAGCCAACAGCATCATTTCCCAAAAGCTCTGCCCGTAGGTCGTGGCTAGGTCCATGGTCTCAGCAAAATGCGGGTCTTCCTGTTTCCATTTAGCCGCGGTGGCTTTGCTAATACCAATCGCTGCATACATGGATTTTTGGGACGCGCCTTGCTTACCAAGATCTAATAGCGTGTCTGCCATCTCCTTAGTAAATAATTTTTTAGCTGTTGATTTCTTTGTGGTCATTTTGGTTTTTTAGCGGTCTTTGCAGACTGAATAAATGCGTCCTTAGTTGGGGCGCCGGGGTCGCCGGGTTTGCGCATCTTCTCGCCGGATCCCTGCTTGATACGTTCACGCTTTTTTTGAATGTTGGCGTAGAGGCCAGGTTTAGCTGCCATAGAATAACCCATAAGTTATGCACCACAGCTCCAAACATAACTTATAGGTTATGAATATCGCCACCGGCACGGTTGTAAAATAGAAAATGTCTTTTGTTGTCATGTGTTTGGTGGAGTAGCACGGTACTGCCCCGTGGTCCGCTGGGTTGCATATTAGCCTTGGCCCCTCGTCGAAACTATACCTACCCCATTGTAAAAAAGTCGCGACTTTTTTGTAAACTGGTTCAAAAAAGTCGCAACCGATACTAAAATACTGCCGTAATGCGGTTAAAGCGCTTAACACCATCAACCAATTGCGACTCGATCGTGGTGCTGATGAACTTGTTCATCTCCACGGCGTTGTCAATGATCTCGTGCATTGTGGGGAACTTGGGAGCGTTTTCAAGCAGTTTTTTACCTGCCTCATCGGCCACTTCCCACGCCTTTAACTGGGCGTTGTACTGCTCGGTTAAGAACTCCTTGGAGGTCTTGAGTAAGTCATATCGTAATTCAAATGCATTCATAGTATTGCCTTTCTGTGTCTGTGTATGTGAATAGAGGGTTCAGAGCGTTTCCCAACGAGTCTTACTGTCTCTATATCTACTAATGCAAAATCTACTTCTTTTCCGCCCCATCCGGGTTAATTAATAGCCTGTCACGCTCTGCAGCGCGAGCCTTGGCCTCCTTAATTGACTCGTTGATGATTAGACGGGTCACTGCCCCGGCCATTTCCTGGATCTGCTTCTCCTTGGCCGCCTCTTTGTCCGCCAGTGCCTTGTCTATATCGTTACGGATACCGGCCCGGTCTAACAAATCTTTAAGTTTCATCTTTTTGCGCTTTCTCAACGGCCTCTAGGTTTCTTTTTGCCTGCTCAACCTGTGGACCTGCTTGGCTTTGAATGTTGTTTATAAAATAAATTGCGGTAGTGGCCGGGGTTTGCGCCGGTAAATTAAGCGCGTTTAATAATATATTAATATCTCGGACTGTCATTTCTAACGTAACACTAAAATCATCAAGTAATTCTTTGCTCATTTTTTGCCTTTCTTTATTTTAAGCTCTACATCCACATCCGGCATATATTTAGCTAACTGCACAAAGTGGCCGTTTCCCACCATTTGCTCAAATCCATCCCACAGCCGTTGATTCTGAAGTTTTGCCGCGTATTTAATCCCGCTGATATAGTTATATACCTCGTCCTCTGTCATGTACTCGGGCTTGTCTAAGTACTGCCGTAAGAACTCGTCTAGGTAATCTTCAACTTGAGCGCATTTCATAATGTCTTGCTCTAGGTCAAACCGATCGTACTCGCTCCATAGATTCATTTCTTTTTCTTCCGTTTCTTTTTATCAAAGTCAAACACGTACCACGAGCCAACAACTTCAATGCTTTCGAGTACGCGCTCAAATTGCTCTAGGTCTTCTTGTTCAAAGTCTTTTAGTTTCTTCTTAGACTTTAGAACTTTTATGTTGTCTTTCAGTGAATGATACGTATCTAGTAAGTGTGCCTCCATAATTGCGTCGGCCGTGTCCCAATCTACCGTTATGGTTAATCCTTGGATCATACTAGGTACCCCGCGAGTGTTAATATGGCGCCAAATGCAATAATGTAATTGATAACTATTCGTTTCCAAGACGCACATTCCGGTTTAAAATTATCTACCACGCTGTATGCCAGTATGCCTGTAATCATTAGCGCCACTCCAATACCTGTAATCATTTTATTCTCCGTTCAATTTCTCTGTCAATGTACCAACGCGCCTTACGTAGATCTTCCACTGCATCATTCTTAAGATCGGCGCGCCAAATGTATTTCACTGCATTACCCAAACAAAAACCCATGTGTTCGGTGATCTGTATACACTCCACACCGCTAGGGTGTTCAGTGTAGTGCTTAGGCTTGTTTACTGGATCGTTCACGTCTCATCTCCCTTAAATGTGTCTGCATAGTAGTTACCTCGTCCATCGTCTCGCACTGCCAGACTCCCATTAATTTCTCAAACCGACTGTGGCTTAGATCAATGTCTTCGACGCTCATCAGCGTCTCCATCATGTACTTGTCTTTGTACAAATACTCTACAATAAAGTGGCTCATAGCTTTAGTTCCTTCCTAATAAGTTCGATGCCCTTGGCAAAATGATAGCGCCAGTATTTTTCTGTCACGCATACGTCTGTGTAACTTAGCCCGTCTAAAAATGACTCGATAATAAACTGTTGCTTGGGTGGCAACTTATCTGAGATCAGTCGACGTATGTCAGAAATATCTTCAGGATCCCAAGGTAGCCACCCCTCAATGATATTTGAGGAGATGCCCTCGCTCTCGTCTTGCTCGATTGGGTCCGGGTCCTCATCGCTGAGTCGCGGGGCTGTTGCGCTAATTTTGTATATTGTGATTTTCTTCATACGTAATTATACTAATGCAAAATTTAGGGCGTTTAACAAGGCATCCTGCAAATTTATTTTTCCGTCCAATACTTTAATTACCTGCTCGTCGATGCTGTTAGACACGGCTAGGTGGTGGATAATGACGGGTTTCTCTTGGCCTTGGCGGTAGATTCGTGCGTTTGCCTGAATGTAGTTCTCTGAACTCCACGGCAGGTCATACCAGACGGTCTGCGCTGTCTCTCCAACATTACACTGGAGGTTAAGGCCGATGCCTCCAGATTGCGGATGCGCCAGCATAACTCTGATCTTGCCATCACGCCACGCCTGGATGTTATTATCGTCTAGTACCACTGCGTGGGGAAATTGATCCTGGATCCGTTGCAGTGAGTGCTTGAAGTGATAGAACACCAGCGTGGGCGCCGAGGATTCCTCCATAATCGACTCGAGGTACTCCAGCTTGGCGCGGTGGACTTCCTGCCACGATCCATCCTCTGCGTAGACTGCGCCCGACGTGAACTGCAGTAGCTTACCGGCTAGGGCCGCGGCCGTTGGCGCGGTGATTGTCTCCGATCCAATGTTGGTGACCATGTCCTTTTTAAGTGTGTCGTATTGTTTACGCTCTGCCGTGGTTATGTCTACCTTGTGATACAGTTTGGTTAATTTTGGTAGTGTCAAATAATCCTCGGCCTTTAGACTAAAACAAATGTCCGCGATCTTGTCCTGAATTACTTTGTCCATACCTTTCTTTATCCTCCAGCTATATACCACCCGTGTATGGCGGTTGACTTGGTCCGGCTCCATGTACTTATCTCTGAACCGGGTCAGGGACGTCTCTAAACGGCTCCCTAAGTCCAATATACCCACCTGGGACCAGAGATCACTCATCCCCTGGGGGGTAGGGGTGCCTGTCAGGATAATACGCCTCTCGAAGCTCTTTAAGTGTTTTTTCAAGGTCTTGAATCTTTTCGTCGAAGGATCTTTGAAGCGACTCGACTCGTCGATTATCAGATTGTTGAATTGCATCTTTGGTTGATCCAACAACCATATCAAGTTCTCGAGATTGACTACGTACACGTTCGAAGAACTCTTCAACGCTGTCAACCGTTGACTCGGTGTCCCGAGTATCTTTGCTATCTTTAAGTTTTTTAGGTGTTCCCATTTTTTGGCCTCCGTGTCCCATACTGTTTCAGCTACCCTCTTTGGCGCGACGATAAGAGTTTTCCCCTTGAACTGTTCCGCGATAATCGTTAGCGTCGTTGCTGTCTTCCCAAGACCGGGTTCCATGAATAACGCTATATTTTGAGTTATTTTGGCTTTTTCGATCATTGATAATTGATACTGGTGTAACTGATTTCTCTTTAGCATGTGTATGTTCCCATATCCAGTCAGCAATTGCGTAATGCTCTTGCATTGTTCCGTTATCTTTCATTTTGTTTGCCTTGCCGGATAGAAAGGCGACGTTACCAATTACATATCCCAGTTCAGGAATAATGCGGTCTAACTGTGGTGTGTCTCGTCGTCTTTTGCCTTTACCCATTTTTGATACTCCCCAAGTTAACGGGGTTTTAAATATCGGGCACTCATCGTGTGCAATTGATACGAGGTGGGGCACTGTTAAATTAAATGGTAAATTAAATGCTTTGGCTCGACTGCGTGCGTTATCGTAATATTTTTTTATATGCGCTAATTTTTTAGTTTGCATTTTTTAAAAATTCCTCAATGTCTTCGTAACTGCGCAGTATGTGTACCGGAAAGCCAGCCTCGCCTAGCTGGTCAAACACTAAAACCTGCCTAGGTGATAGGTGGCCGGTTTCCGTCTTTAGCTCCACCAAGTGGACCTGATTGTTCAGAAACACTATTCGATCCGGCACCCCCGTCACTGTGGATATCCACTTGAACGTCAGGCCCTTGCTTTGTGTTACCTTTTTTACGAGATATTTTTCGATCTGCTTTTCTAGCATTATTGTTTTTCTCCGCCATCGTTATCTTAAACAATTGTCGTACCAGTGACTCGCTAAGATAGGCGCGCGTCTCTCCCTTGATGCCATCATCTTCACCAATGTACTCGGCCAAGTGATCAATTGCGTGACTGACCTCGTGCGCAATCGCGCCGATTACCTCATCGATGCCGTCGGTAAGTGCCTCCAAGTTAAACACGAGGATAACCAACGCGTCCTGCCCGTCACCGATTAGGTGCGTCTCTGCTACGCCGATGTCCAAGGCCTCGGCCTTCATTGTGACTTTGTGGTCTTTTAGGATTCGTTGGAATACAGTGTTTGAAAAACATACCTTCATTACGTCTGGATAAAAACCGACGTCTAGTTTGTAGTAGTCGTATTTTTTCATCAGTGCCTCGTCTTCTTTTGTTTGTATTCAAGCATATTTATAATCTCCGCCTGCTCCTCTTCGGATAGCTCTTCGACTGGTGTGGAGTAATCGATTATCTCTCCGCTCTCTGCCAACTCAAAGATGCCGGCAATAAACGCGTCGAGCTCTTCCTGTGTCAGGTCTGCGTCCTCTGCGAGGTCATCAAACACACCTTCATCAAAGACTACTTTAAACGGCGGCTTCTTTTGCATGTTTCATTTTCTCCTGTGCAATGTGTTCTTTTAGTATCGATATAACACCGATCTCGATCAGCTTGCCCTTGGTGTAGTCGTCCATGTCTACCTCACAATTAGCCGAGCCGTCCTCGTTCTCGCTGATTGTCTTGATGGTAAATCTAAATTCATCTTCTACTTTTTGTGGGCGCGTGTAAAGCGGCACCAAGTCTTCTTGTAAATCCTCATCAAAATCTTTGTATTGGTTGGGTGTGTAAAACTCTAGGCCGTCCGTATATGCGACTGGGGTAGATAATTTTTTCTTATTTCGTTTCATTTGATTCCGTGCCTCCGCTCTATCGCGCGGGCAAACTCGCGTCTGCCTGCGTATGTATCAATGTAATTAGAAACCCCGTCCGATATATCGTCAATCTCTTGATCTGTAAGGGGTTTTGACTTGTAGATTCCGGATAAAAATGGTCTTGGCTCCGTGACTACGGCGTCTTCATAGCCGGGGTGGTAGGGTGCCTCTGCTACATAATTTGGCTTATTGCCAGTATATGTCTTTACTGGTTTATTCATTTGTTCCTCTTTTTTGCAAACTCTTCGGCCTCTTCTAAACTGCACGTCTCGTACTCGTGCTTTTCTTCCCACCATCCACGTACATAAAAACTACCCCCAAAACTTTCAATCAATTTTTTAGGGTATCCGTTGTCAACCAACCACTGCGTGGTGTTCTCTACGTCCTCCGGTATTTCTTTTGGGAACCCATACTTCCACCCGCTTGGTGGGTCAATCATTTTGCGTTTCATTATTTTATCCCATGATGTTCTTCAACTGTCCGCACAAAGTCACGCATGCTCCACATTTGATTAGTCTTATTCATATTAATAATCATTACGCGGATTTCTTCGTCGGTCATTGGCGTGCGGTTAACTGCGTCCTCATACTCTTTCACTGTGCGGTACATACTAACTCCTTCCAGTTTGTTTCTTCCGGCATGATGTTGATCGTGGTGCCCTGCTCCTTTGCCTTAGCGATTAGGTTATTAAGCACCGATGTGCCGTACATGTGTGTGCCGTAATTATGTTTGTAGCACCGGTACACAGACCCTGAGGCGCCGTGAAAGTCGTAGTATTGTTTCTCCTCGTCTACGCCCACGATGCCACTATTCATCTGCCACGAATCTGATCCGGCGTACCCGCCATACCAGCACCCAAACACGCGGTAGAGGTGCGTGTCACCAGCTATTACCTCGACTACCACCCACCTGTCGGGTGTATTCATAATCCAAACCTCCTCGATGGTTTACGTTTGCCAAATCTTACGTATATCTTTAAAGCACACAGGCGCCCGTATGTTTGGTTGCGCCACCCCTGCGAGGCCCTGCGGTACATCTGCATGTGAGTGCGTTTGTAATGACTTGGTTTTTCGCTTTTGTTAATGAAAATAATGCGTCGGTTACCCACCCCGCCAAAGATTTCAGTGAAACCATTGCGCAGGGTGGTTCTACGAAAATTAAATTTCTTCATTTACTAAAACGTTTTTCAAACTCTTCTTTTTCTTTCAGTGTCTGTAAGATAATAAAGTAGAAAAACAGTAACGACAGGCCAAATAAAAAATACGCCATATACTGACCAAAATAATTAACTAACAATACACACGATACTGGTAGCGCCAAAAAACATAACAACAGCCCGAGTGCCTTTAATTTAATTGTCATTGCCTTGCTCCTTTGGTTTAAAATTAATCATAAACTCAGCGTACTGCCACGCCTGCTGACCGGCGCTTGACGGCGCCTCGCCACAAGCCACGAGGCCCATGAGCGCCATGCCGGCAAAAAACATCATCTCATCTTTGTTGTCCATCAATATCCTTCCGTTTCAAATGTCTCAACTGATTTTAAATACTCGCCGGCCGATGTGTTAAACCGTAGTCCCAAGTAGATCGGGGTGCGGTCTCCGTCGGTGCGATTCTCACCTGCCTCAATGCGTTTCTCCTGTGTCGCGGCCAAGAACCTGCGCTTGAACGACATCTCAGATCCTGGCGGTAGGCTACGTTTAAGTGCCCACCGTTTCCAACATAGGAATACGTCGTCCTTCTTAACCTGCGCCACGGGGTCAAACACAAACGTGTCCTCCACAAATGAGTTAAGTGGGTTGCCCAACTGCTCCATCAACAGCAACAACTGACGGCCTGACTTTGGTTGAATGAAGTGCCCGCCACGCGCTAGTCTGCGATCGAGGCCCTGCATTGCCCAGTTAAAGATACCGGCCAACTCGCCGGATAGCTTATTAAACAGGTCGGTGTCTTCGTTGTTATAGAATGACTTGTGCATCTTGAGCACCAACATACGTCCGGTGAGCGCGTTACTGTTTTCTGTTAATTGCAACGCCTCGTTCGAGTATACGATAATACGCGTCGGCAGATAGCCCGACCATGCCTCTTTATTTTTGCGATTAACGGTGACAGTATCACCACCCACAATACGCAACAACTGGCTAACGACAGCGCTACGATTACGCTCAGGTGCACGAGCGTCAGTAAATGAGG